TGTAAGGCTCGGAACGCCGCATAACCCCCCTGTTTTTAGGTGATTGCCATGCGACCACCGATTCAGTAGGCTGAAGGGCAGGTCAAACGAAGGAGGGTTTATGACCGTTATCAAAGTGTTATGGGGTTTTTTCTTGGTTTTGTTACCCGTATGGCTCGTTCTTATTTTTCACCCGATTCTGGAAAAGTGGGTATGGAAGAGGATTCGCAATGATTGAACTGGGGTTCGTTTTGGTTTTTGTTTTTTACATCGGGGCTTGTGTTTTTTACATGTTTTGGTCTGATAAGCCGAAGAAAGGTTCCTGATGTTGAAGTCGGTTGTGAGGGTGTTTTGGCTTGTTGTTTTGGGTTTGGTGTTGGGGATGTTGGTCAACTGGGTGGCGTTTCCGAGCAGTGTTTCAGCACCAACCACGACCTCTACCACGGTCAAGTTGCCTGAGACCACAACAACAACGACGACAACGACGACCACGACGACCACCACCACAACAACGACCGTTGCCAAGGTAGCCAAAGGTGCTTGGCGATGCCCCGAATACGAACATCTGTTCGCTGAATACGGATTGAAGCCAGTTGAAGTGTTTTCGTACATCGCTTATCGGGAAAGCCGTTGTCGCAAGAAAGCGGTCAATGCGAAGTTTGACAATGCTGGCAACATCGTGTGGGCATTGAACAAGGATGGCTCTTATGACTCGGGGCTTTTGCAAATCAACTCAACTTGGCGGACGGTAACGAAACAGATTTGCGGTGGCGGAATAGAACTTTTGGTGAAGTTGGATTGCAACCTGAAGGTTGCCAAGTATCTGTTGGATAACGGCGGACTCGCCCACTGGGGCATAAAGAACTAGACCCCTGTTGAGGGCTGGTGTGGTTTGTATCGGTTGTAATCTCGGCGTTGTCATCGTGTCCTCGTGACCTCGGCATCGCCCATCGTGCCCTAGTGGTCGGGTGAAAGTCGGGGATGCGAACACGCCCATACGACTTAGGAGCGAAATGCCGAAGTACAAGGTTCTACAAGGAATCAGTTATCCGCCGAACAAGCGTGCGGAAGTCGGTGCTGTCGTGGAAGACCTACCCCCGAAGTCAATCAAGTGGCTTCGTGAGCAGGGAATCATTGAACCGCTTGACCCCAAGGCGAAAGACCCCGAGCCGATTCAGGAAGCGGTCGTCGTTGATGCGATTGTAAAGGATGTCAAGTAATGGCTTTCATTCACGGTAAGGACGCCGCAGTCATTCACGGCGCAAATCCGCTCACCTCGTTCCTCAACGATGGTTCCGTATCACAAGACATTGAGACCGCAGAAACAACGGCGTTCGGTGTTGCGGGCGGAGCCAAAACCTACATTGTCGGATTGCGTGACGCCACTCTGTCTGCCTCGGGTTTGTTTGACGGTACCGCCAGTGCAGTAGACGAAGTGTTGACCGCCTCAATCGGCTCCGACACGCTCGCCCCAGTTCTTTTCGCTCAAAGCGGTATCGCCGCTGGAAACGGGTGTTACATCCTCCAAGCCAAAACGACCTCCTACGAGGTTTCGGCTCCAGTGGGTGATGTCGTTTCGGTTTCCTACGATGCTCAGGCTGATGGCGGGGCGGACGATGCGATTCTTCTTGTGGCTCTTGCCGCAGTTACGGCTACAGGCAACGGCACCGCACAGGACAACTCGGCTTCAACGGCTAACGGCGGTATCGCCCAGTTGCATGTCACCGCTAACACGATGGACAACGACACGGTTTTCAAGGTACAGCACTCGGCTGACAACAGCACTTGGGCTGACCTTGCCACATTTACGACCGTTGCAACCACGGTCACCACTTCGGAACGGGTACTTGTAGCAACAGGCACCACCGTCAACCGATACTTGCGAGCCGAATACACGGCAAGCGGTACAGGCTCAATCACCTTCACAATGGCGTTTGCACGACGCTAAGGAGTAATAACCATCATGGCATTTGTACACGGTAAGTCAGCAGTTTTCAAGTTGGACGACTCGGGCGGCACGCTTCGTGACCTCTCCGCCTATCTGGACGACATCGGTTTCCCCCGTGACATTGAAACCGCTGAGACCACGACCTTCGGTGTTGCTGGTTCGGCAAAGACCTACATCGTCGGTTTGTCGGATGCGACCATCAGCATCTCGGGCAAGTTTGACGCCACTGCTGACGGATACCTTGCTGGTGTTGTCGGCAACTCGGCAACGCTCTCGTTTGAGTACGGTCCTGCTGGTTCCACTGGCGGTAATGTCAAGTACACAGGCGAGTGCATTATGACCTCCTACGAAGTTTCGGCTTCGGTCGGTGATGTCGTGACCGCCTCGGCAGATTTCCAAGTAACAGGGCAAATCACCCGAACGACTTGGTAAGCAATAAATAACCCAACAACAACATAGGAGAATACCGTGTACCTTCGTGACCGCATTATTGCAGTAGACGACACCCAGCGAGAACTTGTCAACATTGACGAGTGGGGTGTGGAAGTTGAAATCCGTGGAATGTCGGGTGCCGCTCGGGCATCTATTTCGCAGGATGCCGCAGATAACAATGGTGCGATTGACTTCAGGAAAATGATGCCTGAAATCGTCGTCCAGTGTGTGTTTGACCCCAAGACGGGTGAACAAGTGTTTGACCCATCGGACAAAGATGTTGTCATGGGCAAGTCGGGAGCCGCCTTAGACAAAATCGTGGCAGTCGCTATGCGATTGTCTGGTTTCGGAGAGAAGGCGGTAGATGAAGCGGGAAAAGGCTCCTAGTCAATCCAGAACGCAGGTTCTTGTACGACCTTGCCGAGAAACTTGGTCGGACGGTACACGAACTTTTGTACGGCGGGGGTGGGCACACCCCTATCTCGTCAGCGGAGATTGTGGAGTGGGCGGCGTACTACAGGCTGAAGGCTCACGATGCGGAGAAAGCCTCCAAACGAAGGAGGTGATGGTAACCGATGGCTGATGAGGACATTGAAGTTAGGGCGAGGCTTGTTGCCGACGCTGGTGATTTTATTACGCCGATGGATGCCGCTCAGGCGTCGCTCAGAAGTTTCCAAAAGGCACTAACGCCGACAACTAAGGGGCTTGTTGCCTTGGGTGCGGCGGCAGGTGCGGCTGGTTATGCGATTATTCGTTACGGCAAAGATGCTTTTGGTGTTGCGGCAAAAGTTTCGGAGTTGAAAGTTGCCATAGATGCGGTTGGTAAATCCACTGGTATCGGGGCTACGGTCATCAACAATGCCGCCAAGGCAATCCGCAAGAACGGCATTGAGATGGATGCCGCTCAAAACATTGCCCTAAAGTTCGCTCAAAACAATCTTGATTTGTCTAAAGCGGCGGGTGTTGCCCGTGTTGCTCAGGACTTGGCTGTCATCAGTCAGAAGAACTCTACGGATACCGCCGAGTTGTTGACTCGTGCTATCCAAACGGGTTCGTCAATCTTGTTGAAATCGGCTGGTATTTCTCGTTATGCCTCCGAGGGTTACGCCATGTATGCCAAGACGCTTGGCAAGAACGCTACGCAACTGACTGCAACAGAGCGTCAACAGGCGACAATCAACTTGATTATGGATGAGGGCACCCGTGTCGCTGGTCTCTATGAAGCGGCGATGACGGAGCCTGGGAAAGTGTTGAGGTCGTTTGCCCGTTTGCAGAATGACATCAAACTGGAGATGGGCAATGCGTTGCTCCAAGGTTTCGGTCCGATGATAAAAGCGGCTTACGATTTGACGAAATCGTTTTCCGAGTCGCTTCGTGAAGGCGGTGCTTTTAGCAACATCTTGAAGGGTTTGGGTATTGCGCTGAAAGATTTGTTGCAACCGATGTCGGATTTGTTGGCTCGTGGGCATCGTTTCTTCAAGGATTTGGACTTTGGTAGTCAGTCTGTTGAAAACATTGCGGCTCAGTTCAAGAAGTTTTTGCCGATTGTTACGGCGGTTGGTTCTGGGTTGGCGGCATTTGCTGGTCGGAAGTTGTTGGGCGGTCTTCCTGTTATCGGGCAGTTGGTCAAATCGTTCCATCCGTTGCTGACGGCAGTGTTTTTGTTGAGTGCCTTGTCACCCAAGTTGCGGGAGTCTTTGACGAAAGTTGGTGCTTCATTGACGCCGTTGGTTCCTGCGGTTCTTGCTTTGGGTGCTTCGTTCGCTGAGATGATTGCTTTGTTGGCTGATTTTGCTACTGGTTTGCTTGATGCGTTTGGTCCTGTGTTGTCAACGGTGTTGGGTGGTTTGGCGGAGGGATTCAAGGCGGTGACTGGGGCGGTTGCCATGTTGAAACCAGTGTTGACGATTGTTGGTTTGTTGTTGGTGAAGAAGTTTGTGATTGGTGCCATCATGGCAAATCAGCGTGTGGTGCAACTGATTGCTGGCATGAAGCAAATGGGTATTGCTTTCAGGATGGCTATTGCCGAACAAAAGGCTTACAACCTAACGATGTCGCAAGGCGGGAAGGCTATTTCTACTTTCCAAGCCCTTTTGTATGCCTTGAAAGGAAGTTTTACTGCCCTCAAAGCGGCGGCTGTCAGTTTGATGGCGAGCATGGTGCCGTTGTTGGCTATCTATGCGGGTATTGAAATCTTCATGGCGTGGCGCAAGGAGCAGAAGGCTACGGAGGAACGGACTAAGGAGTTGACGCAATCGGTCAAAGACCAGTTGTATGCGATGAAGGGTGATGTCAAGGTCATCAACGATTTCGTGCAGGGTCAAAGAGATTTGACAACGGTATTGACTTCTGGTTCTGACGCCGCTAACGAAATGGGCGAAGCGTTGAATGTGATTGGTGCTGATGCCGACAGAGCGTTCACGGCTTTTGGGGAAGGCAAAGACTCTATTCGCAAGTTCAACCTTGAGATGGTGAGATTGTCTGGCTTGAAGTTCTCAGAGAAACAGTTGGAAGGGCTGTGGCGTATCGCCGAGAACAAGGGCGGTTGGGGTGCTATTGACAGTTTGACACAGGGTTGGTATGGGTTGACTGATTCACAGGTGAGGTTTGCTGAGAACCTGAAAGACGTCAATGATTTGATGAAGTCCACTGACCCTGGGGCTTATGTCATGGCAAACATGGAGTATTTGGCGGGCATTGACAACTTGGGCAAGAAGGCTTACGACTACACGATTGCCGAGATTGAAAAGAATGAGGCTTTGGCTGACGGTATTGACACGCTTGAGGAGGCGCAACAAGTTCAAGACATTTTTGCCAAACAGTATGCGAAGTTGAGTGCGGCGGCTCGTGCATCCGAGGAAGCCAACAAGCGTGTAAAGGAGAGTATTGACAAAGAAAGTAAGTCAACTTTGGTCTTGATTGGCAACTTGAACAAGTTGAAAGACGCAAGTGATGACAGCAAGGTGTCGGCTGAAGCGTTCGGCAAGGAACTGTATGGCGACAGGTTTGACAAGAATCAAACTCTTGGTTCGTTGACAAAGATGAGGGAGCAGGCTACGGAGTTGGCTGAGGGGTTGAAGAACACCCGAGGAAATACCGATTTGTTTGCCAAGTCGGGAATGGATTTGTTCAACACTTTGACCGAGAACTCGGCGGCGATTCTTCAGTTGGGTGGTAACACGGCGGATGTGGCAAGGTTCCAAAAATCTGCCGTGGAACAGTTTTATGCGGGTGCCGAAGCGGCTGGTTGGCAGACGGAACAGGTTGATGCGTTGCTGTCGTCGCTTGGTGTGTTGGCTGGTTTGGAAAAAATCACTGTTCAGATAGATGTTGACATTGCACGATTCAAGGAAAAAATCGTTGCGGCAACAAAGGCGTTGGCGTTGTTTATGCAACAGGGAGATGCCGAAGGTAGCCGTATGGCACGGACATTTATCGCCAACATGGAAGCGGCTATCAAACAGTTGGAGGATGCCAAACAGGGTGCTATCACTGCGGCTAACAGTTTTGACAAGTTCAACGGTTCTACCGACAAGGCTTCTAAGGCGGCTTCTGAGTTGGAGAAGCGAAAAGAGAAACTTCGCAAAAAGATTATGGAGGTTGCGGAGAAAGCGTTGGTCAAGGCTCGGGAACGGATGGAGGAATACAAGCAGGCGATGGATGACATGCGGAGCGCAACTACTTCCGCTATTTATGGGGCGTATTCGTTTGGCGATGCGATGACCAAGGCTGAGGAAGCGGTCAAGGAACATAATGACGGTATTACGAAGGCGAAGGACGAGTTGAAGTCGTACACGGAGTCGGTCAGTGATGCGTTGACGAAAGCGGTGTCGTTTAGTGAGGCGTTGTCTGGTTATGATTCGGTGGCTGAGGACATTGCTAAGGCGAATGAGTCGGTGGCTGATGCTCAAGCCAAGGTGAATGAAGAGCAGGCGTTGTATGAGGAGTTGTTGGGTAAGGCGGAGACCACTCAGGGTCGTAAAGCCCGCCGTGAGGCGTATGAGGAAGCGGCGAAACAGTTGGAGAAGGTTACGCAGGCTCAAACACAGTTGGGTGAGGCTACTTCCAAGGCGACTACGGCGCAAGAGAAACAAAAGTCGGTATTGGACAGGTTGCGGGCGCAGTATCAGCAGGCAATCAAGTTTTCGTCTCAGTTGGATGAGTTGGTTGCTCGTGGTTTGAGCAAGGAAGGTGTTGACCAACTGTTAGCGATGGGGGCGGAAACTGGGGTCAGGTTCGCTGAGGAGTTGTTGGGCGGTTCTGGCGATGCGATTTCTGAGGTCAACAAAATCTTTGGCGATTTGCAGAAGATGGCTGAAAAGTCCAGCGAGAAGGTGGCTTCAGGGTTCATGCAGATTGGTGAAGAGTTGGGTGCCGATTTCATTGCGGCGTTGGCAAGTAAGGCACATGAGGCTTCCGAGTTCACGGACACAATCAAACGGTTGGTTGCTCTTGGGTTGTCGCCGAACAACATTCGGATGGTGTTGGAGGCTGGTGTTGAGGCTGGTTCTAAGATTGCCTTGGCGATTGAGAAGGGTGGGGTTGACACTGTTCGTCAGATGAACGAGTTGGAGTCGTCGCTTCGTGGTCAGGCGGACAATCTTGCAACTTTGTTGAACGATACTTTCTACAAGACTGGGTTTGATTTGGCGACTCAGATTGTTCAGGGCATTGAGGACAAGATTGAAACCTTGAACGAGACGCTTGCTGACATGACGATTGCTCAGTTGAAGGATTATCTGAAGAAAGTTCAAGGCGAGTTTGATGCGATTCTGAAGGGTCTCCCAAACAAGCCTGCCGATGGTGGCGGTGGTGGAGGTGGTGGTGGTGGTGGGGTTACTGGACTCCCAGCACCAATAGTTCAATCGGCGGCAGATTTGCAGAGTGCTATTGACCTTGCCGCACAGGGCGCATTGGGAATGACATCGTTTGAGGACCTTGAGAAGTTCTGGTTTGATTTCACTGGTATCAGTTTTGCTCCGTTCGCAAAAGGTGGTCTTGTGACGGCACCTACGCTCGGGCTTATCGGTGAGGCGGGTCCCGAGGCGGTTATTCCGTTGAATCGTATGGGGAACATGGGTGGTCAGACGGTTATCAACTTGACGGTGAACGCTGGTATGGGGACGGACGGGAAGAGCGTCGGCGATGCGATTGTGAATGAGTTGAAGCGTTGGTCTCGTAAGAACGGCAAGATTCCCGTAACAACAACATGAGTAGGACTATGCCGTGGGGCGGCACCTACAAGGTAACCGCTGACATTGGTTTCATTGCTGGGTTTGAGTTGGACAACACGGAGGGTTATGGAACTTTGGATGACCCGTTGGCGGCTTTGTATGCCACAGGCGTCGGCGTAGACATCACTGAGGATGTGCAAGAAATCGCCATCAACCGTGGGCGTTCTACGCAGTTGGATGAGTTTTCGGCTGGTACTTGCACGATTGTTTTGTACGACCAGTCCCGTAAGTATGACCCTGTGAACACGGCTTCACCGTATTACGACCCGCTGTTGGGCACTTCGGGGGTGACGATTCGGCGGACGATAAAAGTGTTTTACGATTCAACCCAGATTTTTACTGGTCGTATCACGGACATAGATGTTGAGTTCCAGCCAACTTCTACACCGATTTCACGGTCTACCGTGACCATTGAAGCGGCTGATGATTTCGTGTTGTTGGCTAGTGTCCGTCTTGAGGAGTACACGCCGTCCGCAGAGT